ATAGGCCGATTTGTTCCGATCCTGGGCAAGCGATTGGTGGAACCGTGGGTCTACGGGAAGCATATGGCGGAGAAAGCAACAAAACACACGCGCAGGATTTCTTCTGCCGTACTTGAAGCCGAGATCTTGCGGTATCTGAAAGGGGTATTCCGTGGTTGAGATACTTGACTTGTACAATGCAATAGCGACAAAGCTACATAAGCTGACCGGGCATCCGTGCTATTACGACTATGTAGAACAGAATGCGGTGTATCCCTGCTTTTTTATCCGGCTGGTCGACAGCGAGCAAACGCCGGATCTGGACCGGCGATACCTGCGGGAACACAATTTTGAGATCCTTTTCTTCCCGTCCGAATCGGGAGAGATCCAGGATATCAATTCAGAGGTGTATTCCCTGCTGCCGAATCTGTTCATGGAACTGGAATACATTGAGTTGAACGGCACTCTGCTGCGGGGTACGGATATGGGCTACAAGGTAGTGGATAAGATACCGCAATTCCTTGTAAGCTATGACTTCTTTATCCTGAAAGAGCGGGATAAAGAAGAGAAGATGCAAACATTAAAGACGAACGGAGGTATAGCGGATGGCAACTAAAAAGACAGGCCCGGAAGAAGCGGCAGAACGCTTTGACGGGGTGACGATTGTTAAATCGAAGAAGTATAAGCGGTATGCGGACATTCTCTGCTTGCTGCTGGACGAAGGAAAGTTATATTCACATGCAGAAATCGATGCGATTCTGGCAAAGGCTATGAAGCAGCCGGTCAAGCATGTCGTGAATGAATAAGGAGGCACTATGGCATTAGGTGGTGGGACCTGGCTTTTTCAAAATAAAAAACTGCCGGGTACGTATATTAACTTTGTAAGCAAAGACCGCGCCGGTACGGATATCGCGGACCGAGGATATGCGGCGTTGGCGATGGAGCTGGACTGGGGCCCGGAAGGCGTGTTCCGGGTAGATGCAGCTGATTTTCAGAAAAGTTCGCAGGAGCTTTTTGGCTATGACTATGGCCACGACAAGATGCGCCCTCTGCGTGAGCTGTTTCAGAATCTTAAAACCGGTTATTTCTATAAGTTGAACGCAGACGGTGTCAAAGCGCAGAACGCGCTGGCGACTGCGGTATATTCCGGACTTCGCGGCAATGATATTTCTGTAGCGATTCAGAGCGATCCGGATCATGATGGAAAGTTTATCGCGTATACTTACTTGACGACGAACGGCGTACTGAAGACTGTGGATAGCAGGATAATATCACGACTTCCGCAGATATCAAGCCGAATGCCTATGTTGTGTTTAAGGCAATCGAAAGTTTACAAGCCGCGGCAGCCACGCCGTTGACCGGGGGAACAAATGGTACCGAAGTGACGGTAAGCAATTATCAAAGCTTCCTGGAAGCGATCGAACCGTACTACTTCAACATTCTTGCGTATGCGGGCGCTGATGCAACGATTCAGTCTCTGCTGATTAACTTTACCCGCCGGTGTAGAGAAGACACCGGGGCGAAGTTTCAGCTAGTGATTCACGGCAAGGAGAAGGTGAATTATGAGGGCGTTATCAGCGTGAAAAACAACGTAACTGACAGCGGAGCGGAACCCGGCAGTCTGGTGTACTGGTTGGCCGGCGCGGAAGCAAGCTGTGCGATCAATGCCAGCTGCACGAACAAGATTTATAACGGCGAGTATACGGTCAACACGAAGTACAAGCAGTTTGAACTGGAACAGGCGATTAGTGCTGGTATGCTGATGTTCCACAACGTGACGGATGCGGTATCCGGTAATGTGGTCGGAGATACCCGGCTGTTGACAGACATCAACACGTTTACAGAGGTAACAAAAGCAAAGAACGTGGACTTTACTTTGAATCAGTGCATCCGGGTTCTGGACAATACCGCGATTGACCTGGCACGCTTTTTCAATCGACAGTACTTAGGGAAAGTACAGAATGATGCCGCCGGCCGCTTGTCCTTGTGGGCTGATGGCGTAGCGTTGTTCGAAGAATATGAACGCGTACGTGCGATTCAGAATTTCGACGAGGATAAGTTCCCGGTACCGGTGCAGGGGGAAACGAAGACTTCCGTGGTATGGGATTTTGAGATCCAGCCTACCTGCTGCATGGAAAAACTGTACGCACAGGTTATCGTGGCGTAAGGAAGGAGATAAGAAATGGCAGAAGAATTAAATGCGATCCGTACCATGCTGGCCAAAGATGTGATCAGTGCTAAACTGGCCACGGCGTATGTGACGATCGATGGGAACCGATATTTGCTCTTTCAGGCGAAGAGCCTGGAGGCGAAGATTGAGAAAACGAAAGAAGAAGTGCCTATCCTCGGCCGCATTATGCGGGGCAACAAGTCCGTTGGGGCTAAAGGCAGCGGTACGCTGACGATTTATAAGAACACCTCTGTGTTTGACGATGTGATGCTGAAGCTTTTGAACAAAGGCATCGATACGTATTTTGAGATTCAGATCACAAATGAGGACCCTACCAGCGAGGCTGGTAAGCGCACGGTCATCCTGATTGGCTGTAATATCGACACGGATACCGTGGCGTCTTTTGATGCCGACGGAAAGTGGCTGGAAGAAGAAATCGCCTTCACCTTTGAGGGTGTAAAAATCCCAGAGAAATTTAATCTACTTGACGGCATGAACGCTTAATATCGGCGG